TTACACAACCTGCTGAAGTGCACCGACAACCGCTGTGCCATCGAGCGGGATCGCCCTGCCCTTCTGGTCTACGGCAAATTCGGTCTGCCCCGCCGGAATTTTCGGAAGCGTGTTGCTTGCACCGGGCGTATAGTCACCACCGCCAGGACCACCAGTATTTGACGACTGGTCGTTGACCCAATCCGGGTTGACCGCCTGGAACGGGTTGAAGACGTGGCGGAACGGACCTTCTGCATTGGCTGATTTATCATCACCTAATTGCTCGCCAAGCCAAGATTGATAGCTGTAATTATCATTTCCGGCGCTGTCGCGAATAGCCGTAACCTTCGTGTCGACGCCATGACGACTAGCCCAATTGCCCACAACAGGCTGGTCAATGTCGTAGTCGCCTTTCTGGTTGAACTGCCAGTGGTACGAAAGTTTTGACACCCCGTCTTTAGGTATGGATACCGTGCCTATGTCGTTGTACAGGAAGTTAGTGCGCTGCCCGACAATGGTGTTCATAGCCTCGCACAGGTTTTCTACTGTGGATGTGTCACCATCACCAAAGACAAGGAAGGCAGTTTGCGAGCCAACAAGGGTGTGGATTTCCACCACGTTCCCGATGATCGCGGCTCCCTGATCTCCAAGCGCATCGTCTTCAAACTGGACCGCGTTCCCGGAGTTGCCAGATCTCGAAATCACATTCCAGGCGTAAACCACGCCATCAGGTGTTCCGAGTTGCTGATTGGTGACGTTAATACGGTCAACATTGCTGCACGCAACCATGTTGTAAGGCTGATAGCCACCGAAGGAATTGCCGGCGAACAGCATACCGCCGCCTTGAGTGGATCCAAGCTGACCGCAAGCACCAACATAAGGTCCGGTGCAGTTGATTACCTGGCCGCGTCCGTACTGATAGCAGAAGGCCTCATAAGCGGAACTAGTCGCGCCGGTCATCGAGAAATCGCAATTCTCGAAGGCCAGCAACGAGCTTACGTTATTGTCGCCCCGGAACACGATGTTGTTGCCAACGCTGCGCACAATACGCAAGTCCCGCACGTGTGCTCTCGGAGCCATAGAACTCGGATTTGCGCCCGTGCTTTCCCCGAGAACCGCTGTGTTGTCCTCGCCGCGCAAAATCATCGGCAGCTTGTCAAGCGTGCCGCCAAGGCCACTAATCTCCGGCGTGTACGTTGTCCCAGCGCTGATAACCATGTCGACGCCTGAAAGGTTGTTCCAACCGTTTTCCGTGTTGTTCAACGTACGGGCGGCGGAGGCGGCTGCTTGCAAGGTTGCAAAAGGATTGGCTCGCGCAGTTGCCTCAGCCGTGCTCGCCTGCGGCGACCCTGCCCCGGTTCCGTCCACATAGGCGTAGACCTTGTTGTACATCGTGCCGCCGATGTTGCAGATCGCCCGAAGCGTCGAAATGTTTGGGCTCGGGTATGCCGCGCCGTCGACAGTGAGCTGAAAAGCATCACCGACCCAAGGATAAATGACGGCATCGACTGTGATGTATTCGCCGTCCGTCAATGAAGACAGGTTCCAGCCTGGTTGGAAGTAGTTGGCGTACAGTCCGGATGCGCTGTACTGGCTGGTTGTGAGAGCCGAAACGGTATTTTCAACCGTGTTTGTTCCATCAGAGGCAATGAACTTGACGGCACGAACTGGCCTGCCTTGTTGAGCATGGCGATGGTAGACGCACAGTTTGGGCGCCCAGGCAGCGCTTTTGACTTCCTGATCTTCGAGCTCCAGCCAAACGGCTTGCGGCTTTCTGTACGCTTCGGTTGAGCCGTTTGTGACGGTTGCGATTGCCCCGCCCGAATTGGCGCTGCTCGATCCACCCGAACCGTTGTCGGTATAGAGCGAAGCGGCCGCAACGGCCGTTACCGTGTCGCCGGCATAAATCCTCGCGGACAGCGACAGAACCACTTCCAGATCGGAAGTCGCTTCCGTTTCCTGCAGAAGCGTTCCATTCGGATAAGGTCGGCGAATGACAGAGGTCGCAAACACCGAGCGCTGAACGGTGGTTTCAACACCGGAATTGTCCCAGGACTTGGACGTAACCGTGAGCAACAGCCCTGGCGATGACGGGTTGTTAAGTCCGCTGTAAGTTCCCCCATCGACCGCGTTCGTGACGGTCATGGTTGCTTTCCAGCCTTCGGGATCGATAACAAGAGACGTGATTTTGTCATCGTTCGCGGGAGCACTTGGCGCACTCACAAAACCGGACGGGAGGGACAGCCCGAATTCAAATCCCAGATCCATTGGAATACATCCTCTTGTTGGCCGAACCGGCCGAGACCTATTTTGCGACGAAAGAGGCTTTTCCGCCTTCCGGGCAACTGACGATCAGGGATTGACCGACACCCAGAAACCAGCGAGGCGTGACAAGGGGATTGGGTGTCGACCCAATCGCCACATAAATTGCGGCATCGCCGGAGTTCACCAGGCGGGCAAAGTCCATCAACCCTGCGGAAATGGTGGAAGGCGTATTTGCCGTCGCCATTGTTTCGGACGCACTTGCGTTGCCATCAAAGGCAGGCATGGCAGAACCGTTTGCCGATCGACCCGAGACAGGGGCGAACGTCACTTCAAGTTCAGCAGGCATGTCTATTGCTCCTTGTTGTTTTTGGGTTTGATCCAGGTGTTATGAATTTTTGCGATGATCTGAACGAGCAGCCAGATTGCTCCGAGCACAGGCAAAATTAGCTGTGCCTCTGCCGCAATCCACTCAAAGACCTTGTGTGTTTGCGACCATGTGACGGCGCCGACTGCAACAGGTGCAGTGATCATGTCTTGCTTGTTCAACGCCGCCCCCGGATTGCGCTTGAGAGTGCCTGCGCCGACGCAACCAGGCCGCCAGATCCGAAGATTGAGGCAACGATGGTGTCGACATATGGCTTGACCGACGGCGGGTAATCCGCCACCGACCAGGAGAAATCAAAAACCGTGTCGATGGTGATGGCCAGAAACCAGAACCCGACCGATCCGGAGAAGAGGCACCAGATGAACCAGAAAGCGCGATAGCGCCTGGCGTCTGCGCGCTCTTCCGCCGCCGTTTCCGCATAGCGGTTGACAGCATTTGCCCGGATTTCCTGCCGCTTGGTGTCATTGCTGACCGCATGATCGATGCTCTTGAAAATCCGATTGAACGGACCCGACAGGAAAAGAGAAGCGATCTTGCCCCACATCACGCCACCTCGCGGCCGCGGAATTTGTTCCAGCGGCGTTGAATGACATCCCGATAGCGCCAGGCGAAATACACAATCGTCAGGGCAGCAACTCCGGCGGCAATCCAAGCCCAGGGAAGGCCGGAGAAGAACGCGCCGACACCAGACACCACCGAAAGCCCCCCGCCCTTCTGCACACTGTCTTTGACGGCAATGGCATCGCGTTGAAGCTGTGCCATCGTGGCAGGGCCAATGATGCCGTCATTGTTCAGGTGCGGGTGTGTCTTCTGATAGGCCAGAATGGCCTCTTTGGTGTTCTTGCCCATCCAGCCGTCAATTTCACCAGGATCAAAGCCGAACCGCTTCAAGGCCTCCTGCGCTTCCTTCACGACAGGATCCGGCTCAGTCGGCTTGACCTTGCGGACCTCGCGCTGCGTGCCTTCACCAATGCCGGCATATTCACCGGTCAGGAACAGGTGCGCCTCTTCCTTGCGCCGGCGAACCAGGCCGGGCAGCTTCCGGCCACCCGCCTTGTAGTAGTTGTTCGCCCAATGCTCAGCGGCAGCACTGCGGTTTCCGGTCTTCCAAAGATTTGCAGCCTTCCACGTCATGAAGCGAGGGCCGAGATTGAATGTCGCCGAAACCGCAGCATCGAATTCGTACTGCTTGGCGTCTCTCGGCATGCCCTCTTCTACAGGCGGCTCGTATTCTTTCCTTAGGACAAAGGCCAGGGCTTGGCGGCTCTGATCGCGGGTGATCGTTTGGCCTAGTTGGATCTTTCTGCCCCAAGCTTTGCGGAAAGCTACGCTGCTGTTCGTGAAGCCGGTTCCGATCGTGAGAACACCCACCGGATCGAGGTATGCACGCGACACAAACCCTTCGTGTGCCTCAATAAAGGCCACGCCCTTTTTACTGGTTTTCATGAGACTTCCTTTCAGACACAAAAAAACCGCCTCATGGGCGGTGTGATTCGGCGAAATTCGGCGTGGCAGTTAAGGCCAGTAGCGCTCATTGGTATTAAAGTCGGTCGGAATTGGGTCCATCGCCTTGATTGAATTGGCGGCAACGACTAGTCGTCTTTCCCGTTCCGCCATGACCTGGCTTAAAGAAAGCAATGTCTGTGCATCCATTGGCACTTTGGTATTGTCCTTGGCAATCCAGGTGAAATCGTCATTCTGTCCGTGCCAACTGAGGTCGCCGACTTGCGCACCTGCCATGATGGCAGCGATTGCGGACGTCACGACATGACCGATCCTACCCCTGCTAACCTGATCTGCTTGAAAGTTTACGCCCTGGAACACGATATCCAGAAAATTGCGGCGATCTCGCTCGATGTTAACCTCATCGCGCGAAATCGCCCGCGGATTGGGAGACCACGTGTCCGTATCCGGATCGAAGTGAAAATTTTCACCTGGTTTCGGTGACACTTGACGCCAACCTGACGGATAATCCAATTGGTATTCGTCCGAGGGCCACCCTGTTGTTTCCCAATATCCACTGCTTGGATGAAAAAAGCCGTATTGAACCATTATGCAACCTTCCTAAGTTCAAGCCAGGCATGAAGTGTCTCGCCATTCACCGCCGCGACTTTGTAGTACCAGCCGTCGGGAATGATAGCATGCACCCCATCACCAGAAAATGTATTGTTAGCTGATCTTGATATTTCTATATAAGAAGTAGTATTTTTGCCAGAATACAGAGTGAAACCCTGAAAAATTGCAGTACTTCCACTCCCCTGTTGTGGCACCGAGATTGCTATCGGACCACCATCGGTGTTCTGATAGTCGGTATTCAATACTCGCTGCGAAACAAGGTCCTGCCATTCCTGATTTACACCGAGCATCCGATCTGACGTTGCCGCCAAAGATGTCTCCAATACATCGACCTTTGAACTAACCACCCCAAGATCTTGAATGACCGAAATAGCCGTGAGAACGGCTGGATCGTCTATTCCATCGGCGACCTTTACTATCCAAGCCGTCACGACGGATTTCGGACGGGTCTCGTTAGACGTTCGTGCAACTCGTGAGGCATCAAATGATGCACCGACAGCGCTTGTGCCGGTTGCAGAGGTTCTGGTGACGTAGTTGTTGCGTGTTCCCGTGAGGATTTCAAATGCGCCAGTAGCCGTATTCAACGAATGATCTGTACGGGCAAGGCTGCTGGAAAATTCCCCCGAGATGTTTTGTATTGCATCGTCCTGCACGCTTCCAAGCGTGCCATTGGCGTCCGGATTGATTGCACCAGATGGATCCCAGCCACGAACGTAGCGGCCAGCGAAATCGGGAAAGTTTGCCGTTGTACTCCCGTTACCGTTGCCATGCCGAAACACACGAAAGGTCGAACCGTTTGCAAACGCGCTTGATGAAAGGGTGACTTGATCGGGTCCATCGACGGACTGGATTGTTGTATTGGCAAGAATACCGGTGCCCTCAACAGGCATTCCAACTGCCAAACCCTGATCGGAACCTATCCCGCTTACAATTGGGGAGCCATTGCTTAATACAACGCTCCGTTCCGGTGCATAAACATCCAGCAATTGAGGAAAACTAGCACGTAAAAAAGTCTGTCCGACATCCTTAACCACCACCCAAAATAAATTGGGTGCCTGATCACTTGGCCAAGGCATCGCCGCGCCGACGGGGATTCTCCCATAGCCAAGCACAGAGGTCGCATTCGTTGCCGCGTCAATCACAGCCTGCTCGGCTGCATTTTTTGCGGAAGCGGCCGCGGTAGCAGAAAAGGCCGCGCTTGAAGCAGATGATGACGCTACGGTTTCAGAGTTAAATGCACTTGACGCGGACGCGCCTGCTTCGGTCTGCGCCGTCTCGGCGCCAATCATCGCTGCCTCTGCCAAACTTTTCGCTGACTGGGCTGCCGTTACAGCCGTTGAAATCGCGGCACTATCGATAAGCGCAGGCACAAGTTCGTCGCCCTGGCGAACAATTCCGTATCCGTCTGGTAGATCAGGAACTTCCAGATCTGGTAGGTTCCCCTCCAGGCTTGGTGAAACCCTCAGAGCTCGGCTAACTTCACCTGCAATTGCCTGAACCTGCAAGGCGGTCCTGTCCATCCCTTTTTCCAAAACAGCAGGGTCGATTTCCCCGCCGTCGAGAGTAAGCGTTTGATCATATTTGCTGGTCAACACAATGGTCAGCCGTTCATCTGGCGACACATCTGCACCGTTGAAGTGCACGGTTCCTGGAGCCAGATTTCCACCGGAGTAAGACCAATTTCCCGGAGATTGCTGATAGTTCCATTCCGTATCCACCCCAAGCTTATCGGTATGGATTACCTTCAAGTCACTCTGATCGGTGAATTGGAATGGTATCGTGACACTATTCGTCACTCCGTCACCCGATATTTGGGCGCGGGTATTCGCCAATGCTGAAACAGTCATGTTCGAGCCCTTATCTTTCGAAAGTCAAAAAATCAGTTTGTTTTTCCAAAAGAAAAATTGTTGTACAATACTTCAATAACAACATAATTTTCCAGAATTATATTTAAATTTATTTAGTTATTACTTATTTACCTTTCTATTTTCAACTTCACCCAAGAACTTATCCTTCGAGAACCACTCCGCAGCCTTTTCTTCTGGCAATCCCTTCGTTTCGGCGAGACCATTCCAGATTTCCAGGGCCTTTTGCGTTGCCAAGTCTGCACCACCTCTGAAAATTCTGCCTGGTGCTGCGGACTCGAGCCTTTTGAGTTTCGCGAACGAAGCCGCAACCTTTGATGCGTCCTGGTTGCGAATGCCATGTGAAATCTCCGCAAGGTAAGACGGTGGCACCTGGCCTTTGTTGTGCACGAGGATCTCCACGAATTCGTCTTTGTTGAACATGTCGGTATCCAGGGCTTTATAGCCGCGCTCTGCCAAGTCGCTATCTTTGCGCAAGTCAGACTCGCGATTTTCGGGCCTGGAGAACCAGTGGATGGCCTCCAGTCCTTTTTCCTGTTTCTCGATCTGGTCCTGCAGATCCGAAAGCAGTTGTGTCTTCTGACCTTCTTCAAGGTTTCCGCTGTCACGAATTTCCCGAGGATCCAGCAAAAACGGGTTCTCCGCAATCTGGCTGGCAATCCTTGCTTCTTCACGATACCCGATCGCGGCTTTCTTCTTCATTGCTTCCAAGAGCAGCTTGTTTTGCTTGTACGGCGGCAACAGCTGCGCTCTTGATTCAAACAATGCGGGGAGATCGGCTTCGATTTGAACTTTCTGATCAGATTGCAAACCCGTCGCGCCTGCTTCAACATCCGTGGTTTCGCCAACTGCATCGCGCTTGGATCTTAACTGGGCCAAACCTGCAATCTGGTCTTCAGGCGGAAGGGTTTCCAGCCAGGTTTCCGCCAGTGTTTCGGTGACCAGGCGAAGTGCGACTTCCTTTTTCGCCAAAGGCAATGGCGCGATATCGACAAGAGCGGCAAGACGCGCCAGCGATTGATCAATACTATGAGGTTTGTCACGGATTTCCGAAACGGCGAATTCCTTCGACGTTTCTATCCCTCTCAACAGATAGGCTTCACCGTCTGCGGCCTCGTCGGCAGCAAAGTCTTGAAGCAACTGCTCTTTCGAAAATCCTGCCTTGTTCGGGTAACCTTGTCCGGTATCATCGGACGCGCCCTGCCGCGCGCTGATTTCAGTGGATTCTATGAAATCCAGCATTCCTTCACTCAGCCCGGTTGGTGCGGAGCGCTCGTTCTGGCGCACTTCGGCGCGTTTGGCCTTGGCCTCAAGAATTCGCCGTTCTTCGCTTTTTGCGGCCTCGAACTCCTTGAGGTTTTTCTCACGCTTGCGTGCGCGCGCCGCCAGATTGTCAACTGCCGCCGCTGATTGGCCAAATTGCCTGCCCAATTGCGCCGTCGCAGCACCAACAGCCGTATCCGCCACGACCCCGGGGGTACGCACCCCCGGAAGTGATTGTGTCCCCTGAAATCTCTGCAATCGCGCCATATTTGAGGCCTTCCCCAGTTTGAATAATTCTTGACGCACTTACATCCTGTGCATCGTGACGGACGCGATCACTTGTCGCGCGCGTAAACGGCATTTCCAAGAGTTGTAAATGCGCCCGTCACACCACCCAGCATCGCGCTAAAGGCACCTATACGTCCCGCTTTCCGGTGTGATTGGGCTCGCTGCCGCGCTGCATTGGCTTCGAAGGTCAGGTTGCCCCGTTGCCCCTCTGCGCGATAGCGGATCGCTTCAATACTTTGTGCTGCTTCGAAAGCATTGTCGTCTGCGATATCGGTCAGCGAACCGGTTTCCGACAATCCTCTTTCGGCTCCGGCGGCGCGATTGAAACCAAGGCTCTTTTCGTATTGCTCAAGGGTTCTCTTGCGCTCAAAGGATCCCTGCGTCTGATTGATATCTTTCTGTCGCTCTGCCAGCTTCGCTCTTTGCTCTTCTGCTTGCGCCTGGGCCTCAGCCTGTTGCTGGGCTCCTTGCGCCTGTGCGGCGCCGCCGGCAAGCGACCCTGCGATCGAAACCGCCGCCAAAACTGCTGGATGACACATATCAGGGCTCCATATCTCTTCCGAAGTTGAGTGCAAGGATCGTGCAGGGTTTGCCACCCGAAGCCTCGAGCGCAAGTTGCCCCCCGTCCTCCCAGCTCGAGTCAACGATCTGTTCGACAACGCCCGAACGCAGCGGTGCTGGCTCGCCATAGGCGTCACCGGCTTCGTAGTGGATCAGTTCGTCCATGTAGGTGCGTTCGGTTCCGCCCCTGAGCGTTCCAGTTTCGAGAACGGCAATCCTGCAATTATCGATCCGCATCTTGCGGCCAGTTGATGAACCGTCCTGCGTATTGACAGGATACGGCAGGGACATCGCTCTTGCCTGCACATCCAGGCCAATGAGGATTTGGCTCGCGGTTCTGCCGTTTGGAAGGCTGACCGTGCCGTCAACGACAGTTGCCGCGTAGTCGGTGCCATCCGCGTAGAGGACCACATCCTTTCCTTCCAGGTGGTCAAGACCTGATACCGTGCTGACAGCAGCACCTTCATAGAATGCTGCACAATCCAGGTGCCAGGCGTCTTCGATCTGGCCGCCCAGAAATGGCCGTTGCATGATCTCGATGTATCGCCTTGTCTCACCGTTGATCGTCCGCTTGACGATCATCCAGACCTCATCGGATCTTGCCCCGGAAAGATCAGCCATGCATTCGATTGCGCCGCCAAAATCGTGGCGGTGCATTCCGTAAACCTGCTGCTGCCGTTCATAGGTGAAACCGATCGCGTTACCACTCACGTCCCAGGCCCAGATAATGCTGTCCGGGTATTGCTGATAACAGGCCCCAGACAATCCCTTTCGAAAGAGATGAGACTGTACCTCGCTGACTGATTGCGACACCCTTCCGTCAGCACTCAGATCGTAAGCCAGCTCCCTCATGTCGGTTCCGTAAGGGCCGAAATAGAAGAGCACGGAACCGACCTTGATCGGCGAGATTCCGTTTGTGCCGAAATTTGTTTCCGGTTTTTGCTCAACATTTTCAGGGCCATAGGGGTCCTGTGCAGTGGCCTTTCCAAGTGATCTGACTGCTCGTGTCGTGCCAACGATCAGATCGTTGTCATCGATGAGCCACTGAATGCGATTGACTTGCCCCGACAGGATCCCCGCCGTTACAGCGTCTGATGCCTGAAGAACATGAGACACTGCAAAATTGTTGAAGTCTTCCGTCTGGCTTTCCCAGACCTTTTGCGGTTCTGCATTCGTGCCGGCAAATGCTAGACGGTTCTTATGCCAGCCGACCGTATCGGGCCAACCGGTCGTTTCCGACCAGGCCCCCAGACGCCAGATGCTTTGTGCGGCAGTGTCTGGAAGTGTCTGCCCGAAAACCTGCACTTTCACGGCGGTCGGCGAAATGATTTCCGCAATCTTGAGCCATCGCCAGAACCCGTCCGACCCGCGCAGGCGAAGATGCCGACCCGTGTCAGAGGCAATGAATCCGGCCCCACCATTGATACCGGCAACATCCGATGCAATCAGATCGAACGGGGTCTGCGTTGACCCGGCCTGGTGAAAGACGATCTGACCGATAGCGGAATTGTCCGAATTCGATCCGCCACCCTGCGTGAAACGCAGCCGGTACTGCGTGTACGCGGTTTCATTATGAAAGGCGTACTCCCGCCATTCACTGGACGCCCAGGTATCTTGCCCGTCCTGTGTGTCGAGAATTGTCCAGCCGGCGCCATCATTGGATCCTTCGATATTCCATTGCCAAGGCATATCGTCATTCTGACTGTTGTCGCTTGGCGCCTGCAGCATATAGGCATCGATGACGACGGCGGCCGGGAATTGATACCGCACCCAGCCGGAAGCTCCGGCGGATAGTATGACTTTGCCTTCCGAACGGTTGAAGACCTGCCATGCTGTCGAGGAACTGTTGGACGAAGTAACGACACCACTTGGTGCGGTGTTCGAGACCATGTCCGGAACAGGGTTGCCGGTCTCGGACGGCGCCAGATTTGTGGCGGAAATGTTCACATCCAGAAATGGGCCGTCTTCAAATTCCATCGGCTCGATGGTCCAGCTTGTCTCGCCGAGCCGTTTGAGAGCGTGCGGACGAACGCCTCCTCCGGTGATGAACAGCGTGTCGGTGGATTGCACGAATTTGAGTTTGGAAAGAACTGTTTTCGCGTAAGGTGTAGAGACCTCCACCGAACCGACGCGCCCGGCATTCGTGTAGACACGGAAATAATAATCTCCGAATTCAAGCATGTAATATTGGCCGTTGCCGAATTCGAATGGAATCAGCCACCCACCGGATGAGCTGTCTTTCAGTTCGGCAATGAACTTGGTTCCGCCTCTGCGGCGCAGTCCGCCCCTCTTGAGGGTAATGAAATTCCGGCATTCGGCGAGCGAGGACCGGAAGAACTCAAGATCGGAGCGGTATATCAGCTCTGGGTCCAGTTCTCCCCGGCTGAAGGTCGATTGAAGTTGATAGCTCATCGGTCCGTAATGATATCCAGATTTGCCAGGGGCAGCGGTGATCCCTGCGCTGCATCGGTTGTGCCGGCACGCTCGAACGCCTCTTGCGTCACTTGGCGCAACGCCTCCGCGCGGCTGTTCTTGCCGGTAATGACATGCGCGCAGCTGGACGCCAGAAAGAGCGCAAGCCCATGCACGAACAGCGGGGGAAACTCGATTTCCCTCGTTACTCTCCTGATGTAGCGAAACGGAAAAGGTGGTTTTTGATCCGACAGGATCTTTTGCCCGACCACCTCGAATGAAACGAGTTGCCCGTCGGGCTTGCCGCCAACCGTTTGTTGTGGAATGCGCAGGCAGTCCACCGGTTTGGGGTACTGATACGACCAGCGAAACGGCGGTTGCGTTGTTTCCGCAGGCAGATTCACCAACGATGTGGCAAAGTCCCAGTCGTGTTGGCCCAGAAAGGCATCCCGGTGAACCGCGTAATTGTTACGAAACCAACGGGAAGCAACGGAAGAATAGTCAAAATCACGAATTGGCGCTTCCTTTAGATGCGCAAGCGCCAGATTCGCCAGATCCACCGAAGTGTGAACGGTACCGGACATGGTTGGTGCCTTTGTTTGGATTATGCGGCCGGCGGCAACTTGAAATCTGCTTCATAGATTTCGAGTGCGCGCAATGCCTCTTGCTTGTTTGCTACGGTTATGCCGGCATAATCGGCGGCCATCGACTGAAGGGTTTTCCAGTGTTCCTTGCGCCAGTCTCTGGGAAGCTGATCGCCTTTTGTCGCCGTACCTGCGTCGATTGCCTCCCCGTCGTTTGCGTTGCGGTCGCTGACCGCCAACACAACGTTCGTTGGGGTTTCGACCGGTTGATCCACCTTGGAGTTTTCGACTGCAAGTCGTTTCTGAAAGTCCTTGTCATGGTTCTCTTCAAGCCACTGCAAGTGCTTGAGACGTCGCATGATGATCTCGTCCATATCTAAACCCTTCATTGAAATGAAAACGGGTGGCAAAGCCACCCGTACACAACCCTAGAGACATGCCCCTCACCCCGGGGCAGCGAATTCAGGTTTCGCTTTCGGCACCGGTACATCGGACGGAACCGGGGTCGTACGCGGGATAAATGTTCCGGTTTCCGTCTTTGGCTTCTCTGGCTGTGTCAGGCCGAACTCTTCAGCCTTTTGTCTTAGCCGCGCCAAATGGGTCATGCGGCTGCGCTGCCAGGCCCGGTCCACATTCGCCTGGAAACTCTCCGTCACCACGCGCCGCTCACCCGCCTCATCGTCATAGGACAGCGTCATCCGCGGGCCATAACCGTCTTTGTCATATCCCCCCTGCAGCCAGTCACTCCCCGTTCGCCGGTTCGGCATCACATAGACCTGTTTCGCCCTGATCCCCCGTTCTGTCAGTGCCTGCTCCGCATCCTCGCGCACATAGCGGAAACCGTCCTCTTCCAGATCGCTGTAGACCTTCTCCACGGGATACTTGATCACCGTGCCGTCCTCATGGGTGGCAAAGGCCGTCAGACCCCATTCAAGCGCCAGGATCCGCGCAGCAGTCACCTTGGCAACCTCCTCGTCGCCCCGCATGTAGATGAGGCTCTGCTTCAGTTGTGCATTGTATTCCGCAAGCGCCTGCGCTTCTTCTTCCGGGCTTCCGCCAAAGCGCCTGATCCGGTCATAGGATGTCTTGCGGCCNGAAAACGAACCTGTTGCTCCAGATCCGGCCTGGCCCGATGCTGCGGCCAAATCATCCGCGCCGCC